TACCCTACTAGCTCACGCCAAGATACTGGACGCGCATACAGTAGTTCCCACAAAAACAAGGGAACAACTCATGCAAGACGTCACAGAAGAGGCGTTTGAATTCACATTGGATGACGACGCACTGGCCCCCGACTACGTCAAGGGCACCCCAATGGTGTGGTCCACCACCAAGAAACCAGCCCCAGGCAGTGCTCTGCTGCTGCTGGACGCGGCCAACCGGCTGCACGTGCGCCTGTATGCCGAAGGCCGGGCGCCAGGCCAATGGTTGGCCCGTGCGCCCAACCCCAACTTCGCCACCTTTGACTTGAGCGCCGACCAGCTGCGCATCCTGGCCGTGGCCAAGTGGCAGCCAATGCCGTAGCGCCGCCGCCACCCCTCAACCAGCCCGCCGCGTGCGGGCTTTTTTGCGTCTGCGGGTTTCTACCGGTAAAAAATATCGGAACGCTTGTTGACATTGCTGCCCGGAATTCCGATACTGCATCCATGCGCTGCACGGTGCGGCGCGGGAGAGACAGATGGACGCAGCCTTCAGATCCGCTCAAGCCCGCTGGGACGCCATGCTCCCAGACGAGCGCGATGACGAGCCCACGGTCTACGAACTGAGCGAGGCCCGCGACGAGTTCCTGACCGACACCTGCGCCACCAGCCTGTGGCTTGTGGACAACCTGGCGCAGCCCAGCGACGCCACCACCCGCGTGCGCTCCCGCTGGGGCGAACTGGAGGACATGAGCGAGCTGACGATTGATGAGCTCTGGGTGCTGATCCTGTCGGGCACCGAAAAGCAACTCATCGCCGCGCGTTTTGAGCTGGTGGACCGCATGTGCGAGGCCAGCGCCGACAACATCGAGGCCCGCGTGCCGGCCATCCGCGCCGCCAACCGCGTGGAGGCCGCCGAGTACCTGGCCGAGTTGCAAGCGGAGGCCGCATGAGCTTCCTGCGCATTCACGCCGACGAGGCCCGCATCTGCGCCAGTGGCCCGCACTTGGGCCGCCAGCGCAGCGTGGAGCTCGAGCTTGACCTGAGCGAAACGCAGTGGATGGACGCCCTGTCTTTCATGCTCAGCCAGACCAGCGACGACAAGCTGCGCCGCCTGCTGCGCGCCGAGTACCCCGACCTGCTGGAGGCCGCATGAACGACACCACTCGGCGCTACCCGCGCTCGCTTCAGGAGGCCTTCCCAACCGACCGCGAGTGGGCCTACGCCGTTGAGCGCTACAGCCGGCGCTACGAGTCAATCGGCAGCGTGCTGCTGGCCTGCGCGATTGGCATTGGCCTGGCGCTGGCTCTCGTCCACTGGTGGAGCGCGTGATGGAGCGCCACTACACCAACGGCACCGAGCCCGACGTGCTGCCCCACTGGGAATGCCACGGGCCCTGCCACCAGGGGCGCGCACCGTGCCCCACACCAGACGCCTGCGAGCGGCCGGGCGACGACCAGGACGGCGTGGACGTGCTGGGCCTGGCCACCGTGTTGGTTGCGCTGGCCCTGGTGGCCGCCGTGGTGCTGGGGGTGCTGCTGTGAACCGCCTGCACCTCACCCGCGCCGTGCTGCGCGCCCTCATCCGCCGCGACTGGCGCGTGGCCCGCATGTGGGCCGGCGTGCTGCGCGATTCGTTCAAACCCCTGCCTTTCTGAGGAGATGACCCCATGAGCGAGCTGCTCAAGATCAACGTTAACGATCACACCGAACGCAAGAACGGCCTGACGTACCTGTCCTGGGCTTGGGCTTGGGCCGAGGTGCTGAAGCTGGATCCGCAGGCCACTTGGCAGGCGCATGAGTTCAGCGGTCTGCCCTGCATCGTCATGCCCGACACCTCGGCCATGGTGAAGGTCAGCGTCACCATCAAGGGCGACACCAAGTGCTGCTTGCTGCCGGTGATGAACCACCGCAACCAGGCCATCAAGAACCCCGACGCCTTTGCCGTCAACACCGCCGTGATGCGCTGCCTGGCCAAGGCGATTGCCATGCACGGCTTGGGGCTCTACATCTACGCCGGCGAAGACCTGCCCGAGCAGGACCAGCCTGAGCCCAAGGCCGATGTGAAGCCCGTCAAGTCTGGCCCCATCAGCGCCACCGACGGCGCGGCTGACGCCCTGCAGGAGCAAGAACGCATGCAGATGCAGGAGGTGGCGCTCTACATGATCGATTGCCACCGCAACGGCCGCGACCTGGAGGCCATCCGCGTCTGGTACGAGCCCGCCACGTTTGAGAGCAACGAGCAGCGCGTCTACGTGTGGAGCCTGCTGAAGACCGAGAGCAAGTTGCGCGCAACGATCAAGGCCAACAACCCCAACCAAGAGAAAGAAGCAGCATGAAGATCGCCATCGAACACATCCGCGACCAGTTCAACGTCGCCCTGTCCAGCAAGGAAGGCGTGGAGCCGTTCATCACCATCAAGGGCGCGCGCATCGTGGAGGGCAAGAACGGCCCGTTCATCTCCTGGCCGGCCAAGAAGATGGACTCGGGCAAGTACTGGAACCACGTGTGGTGCAGCGAGGCCTTCAACGCCGCCGTGCTTGAGGCCGCACAGAAGACCGCGCCCAAGCCCGCCAAGGCCAAGGACGAGGCCTGGCAGGCCCGCTCCCCGGCCCGGCAAGAGCCGGTTGAGGACGACATCCCATTCTGAGGTGCACCATGAACATCACGCTGTACCACGCCGCCGAACTGGCCAAGTTGGAGCGCTTCGTTGACCCAGACACGGGCGAGATAAACACCGAGGGCTTTGAGCAGGCGGTGACCGTGCTGGCCGACAAGCAACGGGCCGTGGTGGCCTATTGCAAGAACCAGGAAGCGGTCATCACCATGCTGAAGGCTGCCGAGGCGGACTTGGCGGCCAAACGCAAGAGCGCCGAGAACCGCATCGCCAGCCTGAAGGCGTACCTGATGGTCAACATGCGGGCCAGCGGCACCGAGGAGATCAAGTCGGTTGACGGCACTTTCAGCGCCAAGCTGTACCCCGACCGCGATGAGGCCGTGGTGCTGGAGGAGGGCGCTCAGTTCCCTGCCGAGCTGTGCGCCAAGCCCAAGCCGCCGGAGCCGTCCAAAACGCTGATCAAGGAGGCCATCCTGCGCGGAGAGCCTGTCGAAGGCGCCCACATCGTGCGCAAAGACCGCCTGACCATCAAGTAGCCATGCACAACCGGCTCAACCCCCGCGAGCGCGCTTACCTGGCGCGCGTGAAAGCCTTGGCGTGCAGTGTGTGCGGCGCCCCGGGCCCGAGCGAGGCGCACCACATCAAGCAGGGCCTGCAGTTCACGGCGGTGGCCCTGTGCGAGAGCTGCCACCGCGGCCCCGTGATGGGCTGGCACGGCCAGAAGCGCGCCTGGGCGGTGCGCAAGCTGGATGAGCTGGACGCGCTGAACGAAACCATCCGCAACCTGGAGGCGGCATGACCCACACCACCACCCTGCACAACCCGCAGGAAGCCCACGTCACGCTGCAGCGCCTGTGGGGCTGGCTCAAGCCCCGCTTGCTGCAGGGCCAGCGCATCACGCTGAGCGTGGAGGAGGAGCGGCGCTCACTCCCGCAAAACGCCAAGTTTCACGCGCTGTGCAGAGACTTGGAGCTTGCGCGCGTGGAGTGGGCCGGCAAACCTCGGTGCGCCGAAGAGTGGAAGGTTCTTCTGATCAGTGGCCATTCCGTAGCCACCAAGGCTCAAGCCGAAGTTGTGCCAGGCCTTGAGCGCGAGTTTGTGAATCTGCGCGAGTCCAGCTCACGGATGGATCGAGCGCGGATGTCGAGCTTGATTGAGTACGCGGAAGCGTTTGCAGCAATGAGGTTGCCATGCCCATCAACGGACCATTGAAGAACTTACAAGGCCAGCGCTTTGGCGCGCTGGTTGCGTCGAGCTACATCCCTGGCTCAAAACTGGCTCATTCCGGTTGGCTGTGCCAATGCGATTGCGGCAGGCAGACCAAGGTGAGCACAAACCAGCTTTTGGCAGGTCGCTCCAGGTCATGCGGCTGCAAGGTGGGAGAAAACATCAGCAAGGCCCGAACGGTGCACGGCCACACCGCGGGCGGCAACTCTCGCACCTACCGCATCTGGGCCAACATGAACACCCGGTGCCACAACCCCAAGGCCGACAACTGGGCGCATTACGGGGGACGGGGGATTGCGGTGTGCAACCGGTGGCGCGAGTCGTTCAGCGCTTTTCTGGCCGACATGGGCCCAGCGCCCGAGGGCTTGAGCCTAGACCGAATCAACACCGATGGCCCTTATGAGCCTGCCAACTGCCGTTGGGTCGGTATGCGCGAACAGGCCGCCAACAAGCGCAGCACACGCGAAATCACAGTGGCCGGCCAGCGCATGACGGTATCGCAAGCCTGTGAGCGTTACGGCGTGAGCTACAGCTTGTTGCATTCCCGGCTTGCAAGTGGCTGGGATCCTGCGCGCGCGTGCACGGCGCCGATCCGCAAAACGCAAAGGAGGGCGGCCGTATGACCGAGACCCTGACCTGGACCCCCGCGGCCACCAAGCCCGACTGCGACATCACGGTGCTGGCCTGGCGCGACACCCGGGAGTGGTTCTCGGGCTGGTGGGACGACGAGGCCGGCGCCTGGTTCGATGCGGCCAGCGGCGGCATCGTCGATGGCGTGACGAATTGGGCTGACGTGGGAGGGCCGAGATGACCCCCTACCGCTCCCAAGACTTTGCCCGCTGCGCCGGCAACCCCTGCCGGCTGGAGTGCGAAACCTGCGCCCGCAACGAGCGCAACAGCCCGGTGCCCCCCGAGGCTCAACGCCAGGTGTGGCTGGGGGTGTGGGTGATCGAAGACGAACGCTGCCCGTCACGGGTGGAGATGG